CTAAAAAGAAACTGGGCATTCAATTGAGTGGTGAGTTGGAAACGAGAGTATTTGAATTGGTTTCAATTGCTGAATTGGTTGAGATTGAGGATGAAGAATAGGAATAATATTCTTTTGTGGATTGATTGACAATAGGATTGGGATTGTGGTATGATTGGGAAGTTGGGATTTGGTAAGGGTTTAGTTGGCAGTAATGTATTATAAAATATGAAGAGATGAAGAGGAGATTTAAAAGTTATGGCATTTAACAACAAGTTTAATTTTGTGGGAGAGATTTTTATTCCTAAAGCGGAAAGCAAAATGAAATTCTTTGAAGAATCAAAAAGTAAAGACGGAAAATGGAATCTTACAAAAATGAAGTTTGGCATGAATGTTGACAAATCTAATGGTCAATTTGCAGAAATTTTCAGTTGTTCAACAGTGGATAGCAAAGGCAAGATTTCTTCATTCAGTAAAAATGAAGGAGACAAAAAAGGTTCCAAACTTGAGATTCCTTGGAAAGACCGCAATGACCAAAAAATCATTAACATGGTTGCAGATTTTAAGCTTCTAAAAGTTAATCTTGGCGAAGAAAAAGTTTTTCTACATGAATATGATATGGTTCAGTATCTCAAAGAAGAATTTCCAAAGCACGCAGGCAAGAAGATTTATATTGGCGGTGATTTTAAAGTTGAATCAGGTGGAGGAAAAACTTATCAGAAATTCAATCCTAAGTTTATCAAACTTGCGAATGAAGACGAAAAACCACGATTCCAATGTACGGTAGATGTATTCTTCAACGCAGATTCTATGACAGAAGATAGATTTGAAGAAGACAAGCTTATTGATGTTGCAGGGTATGTTTCACAATACATTGACAAAGATACTGGCAGTAAGTTTATGCCAATGAATTTTGTAATCAATGCATCCAAAGTAGATGTTAATAATCCCGACCATGTGAAACGATTGAATTATCTTAAAAACATCTTCAAGATTTCTGGAGATTCATTCTGCCATATTCCATGGGAAATCAATGCATTCCGTGGTGCAGAAGAAGTGGAATTTACTGAAGATATGCTTACAGATAGTCAACGAGAACAAGTTGAATTGGGAATTTCTAAGATTGAAGATTTTAAACCCAAAACAAAACCTGTAGGTGGTAATAAAATTGAATTCCGACTCTCTAAACCACTGATTGAGGGAGCATTCACAGATGGAGCAGTTGATAGCGGATTGTCAGAAGAAGAATTCAGAGCACAAATTTATACAACATCTGAAACTAAAACTGTAACACAAGTGAAAGAAGAAACTGGAGTTCAATTGTTTGAAATGGATGACGATGATGAGGATTTGTTTTAATAGACACTCACTTAAACCTATGGAGGTAAACAATGGCACTGGGAAAAAAGAATACTGTTAAGGTGAATCTTGAGAATTATTGTCATCTTATTATTGGAGAACGGAAAATTGGTAAATCAACTCTAATGGCAAATCTTGCAAAAGACGTTTATGGAGACATTGACAAACTTCTGCTGATTTCATTGGGAGATGAAGATGGATTCCATGCAATTGATGGTTTGGTTTATGAAAATCCTATGACATGGAAAGAGTTTGTAGCGATTGTTGATGAGCTTGTTAAAAATCCTGATGACAATGAATTTAAAATGATTGCCATTGATACTATTGATGAACTTGTGAATATGGCAATCAAAGAAGTTATCAGAATGCATAAAGTTGAAAAACAAACGGATTGCAAGTCAATTAACGAGGCTTTTGGAGGATATGGTAAAGGGCGAGAGCGTCTATCTATGCTCCTTACTGAACAACTTACTCGACTTAAACGTGTAAAATCTGGACTCTTTATGATTGGTCATAACAAGTTCCGTGAGATTAAACAAAAGACTGATGGCGACCCGTATAGCATTATCACATCTAACCTTTCTGCTGATTACTATAACGTATTTGCTTATAAAGCAGACGTTGTGTGTAATATCGTAACTGAAAAAGTTATTGAAGAAAGTATGCTTAAAGATACAGAACGTTATATGTATTTCCGTTCAGATGGATTTATTGATGCAGGTTCACGTTTTGATAATATCCCAAATCGTGTTGAATACGGAGCAATGAATTATTTCAAAGCGGTTGAAGAAGGTATTAAAAATTCACTGGGCAAAGATTTTTCTGACAAAGAGTTTGATAAAAAGAAAGCGCAAGATGCAAAAGAAAAAGCCGAACTTGCGAAAGAAGCTTCTATTGCAGAAACCGTAGCAGAATCAGAAGATGGAAAAAATGAAGAAATGGTTACATTTATTCAACAAAAGTTTCCAAACGCTGAAGAAGATGCAAAGGAACGAATTAAAGCAATCATGGCTAAACACGGAATTAAAAACTTCAAAAATGCAACAGAACTAAGCACAGAGGGATTGTCAGCAATCGTAGCAGTTCTAAAAGAATAGTGATAGGGGCTTAATTGCCCCTTTTCTTTTTAACAAAGGGGTGTAATAATGGCACGAAAAGTTAAGTGTTATATAACGGGTGAATCTGGTACAAATGATATCTTCTTTAAAGGGCAAGTTGGAAAACTAAGTAAGTATTTTAAAGATGAGTCCGTGTATAATGAATGGAAAAAGGATAAGGAATCTAAAAGCCACTTAATCAATTTAGTTTCTGAGATGATATTTGATAATGGGATTGTCCCACCTATGTTTATTTCAAAACTAAAATCCTTAGAGTATCCAGAAAATTTAATATATGAATGTATACGCCAAAATAAAGCAAGTTTTGATTATGCTAACACAAAAGAGTTTAATAATATATTTCAAAAAACTTCCTATATAATAGCCATAATCAAAAATAACATATCAACTGTGAAAATAATTGAACCCAAATCAACCGATGGGAATTATGTGGAATTAGACATAATCAATGCAAATATAAAATCTACAGCAACAAATCAACGCAAAGATATATCAATTTTTCTGGAGGATTAATGAAAACATTAGATTTATATCCAAGTGAACTTGTATCAAATAGGAATATCATGGAAGGTAATTTTATAGCATGTCTATTCTCAGACCCAGAAAAATATGGAGATTATACAGATGTAGTGGCAAATAAAACATTCCTCACAGAAGATGGAATATTTTACTATTCATTGGGGATGGAATTATTTAAGAATGGGTATCGCTCATTTGATGATGCAAGTATTGCGGCTTTTACGGTTTCTAATCCGGTATTAAAAAATGGTTATGAACGCAGAGGTGGTTGGAATTCAATTAATGAAATGATTTCAATTGTTGATGCCACTAATGCAGATGCATATTATGATAATTTATCTAAGAACAATTTTCTACTAACATTGCATGATAAGGGATTTAATGTTATCAGTAATATGGATAAATTCAACAAAATGACCACACAGGAAGTATTTGATTATTATGAATACATTCTGAATGACTCTATCATTGCTAAAACAATGGACGTTGAAATTGAAGATTTAGGAATTGATGATGAATTTCTGGAATCATGTAAACGTGGTGAAGAGATGGGTATTGGATATGGTAAATATGCTCCACGTTTGAATAGGCTCACATTGGGCGTTCCTCGTGCAGATATTACTGCTGTATGTTCTTATACCAATGGAGGTAAATCGTCTGTTATAATGGATGTGTATGCTATTCCCATAGTAGAATCTGGTGGCAATGTCATGATTATATCCAACGAGCAACAGAATAAGGTTTATAAACTGCTTCTGCTCATTCATGTATTAGTAAGACGGTTGGATTATTATAATCTCACACGCAAGAAACTAAAAACTGGCACATTCACGGATGAGGATATAGTTAAAATCAAAGAAGCACAAGAAATTATCAATAGAGAGTATAAGCCGAAGTTGAAGTTTGTCAAGACATTTGATTATAATATTGAAAAGACCACAAAGGTTATAAAAAAACAAAGTAAACTTGGACTTGACTTGGTAATCTATGATACAATGAAACTCGCAGAAGATAATAATAAATCGGCATGGGAAAGTTTGCTATCTGATTCAAAGAAGTTATTTCAAGCCGTATCAAAGGAAAATGTTGCTTGCATTGTCACACTACAATTAGCATTGCATATGATGAATAAGAGATTTCTTGATTTACAATGTCTTGCTAATGGTAAACAAATTGCAGAAGTATTTTCTGAAATTATCATGTTCAGGGATGTATGGGAAGATGAATTTGATGGTGATAAATATGATATCAAACCACATAATCTAAAAAGAGATGAACATGGCAAATATACAAATGTTCGTGAAATAGTGGAACTTGACCGCAATAAGAAGTATAAACTTTTCTTTCACACAAAGACTCGCAATGATGAGGCGAATCAAGCCTTGGTATTCAAGTTTGATGGTCAGTGGAATAAATGGACTGAAATTGGATTTTGCAATCCTTATCATGATAGGGCTTTTAGCAAATAGAGGTGACTAATGGATGTAATTGCTCTAAAGGAATATTTAAAAGATGAACCGGATAAAATAGAGCAATTACTACATTCTGTTGATTTCTGTAATATAAAAAGGAATTCATCACGACAAGAAATTAGATGCAGTCGAGACTATGACAGAAATCCAACAAGTGTAGTTATAAAATATGGCTCAGAAAATATTCCATTCACATGTTTTTCTACCGGATTATCTGGCGATATAATTTCACTGATTCAAAATAAATTAAACACATCATTCAGAAATGTATTAAAATATATGTACTCAACGTTAGGATTGTCTGATGATGCTCTTGTTCCCATAGAAAGATATCTTCCATTCGGGGCATATTATAAAAAGATACAATCTAAGAATTCAATTAAAGATATTGATTTACAAACTTATCCAGATGAAAT